TACAACTTGGCTACCGCAATTATTTCTTTCTATTAACACAGGCGGTGTACCCCAGTGATAACATATGTCTCTTACTTTAGTTGTAAACTCAAATGGATTAATTTGATTACTCGCATACTCAGCAACTTGTTTTATATTTTGTAAATCTGTTATATCTAATACTTGTATAACGCTATGGTTTTGCTGAACTCCTTCTGCAACATCAACCCCGATTGTATATAAGTTTTCTTTATTCGGTTCTTCCCAAACACTATAACAACCATCATCAAAGAGATATTCTGGATCCTTTGTCTCACTTGAGAGCTTAGCGTAGAATACTTCATCAATAAACGAATCACCAGTGTCTAAAAACTTACATTCAAACTCTTGCGCAAAGGCTTCTTCACTACCTATCGAACGTATTGTATCTTGCTTCCACGCTTCATCACGCCCCGGGATTTCATCCCATAATATTTTTTCTGCTTTCCAGTTACTCTTACCATTATCTGCGTCAGTATATAAATTATAAAAAAGATTATTACTACCGTTTGGGGTAGACGCTACGAATATTTTTGATTTTTTTGAACTTGATATAATAGGATAAACAGACTTCCAAAAGCTATCTACTAAATTATTTGGAATGAACGCAAGCTCGTCTAGAATTAATACATTACAAGAATCACCACGACCAGCATCTGAACTTGTAGTACTAATACCTATACTACTACCATTTGCTAATTTCATCGATGTTTTACCGTATTCGAGTACCCCAG